TACAAATTCAAAAGAAAAGTATATATTATAATAATATATTTTTATTAGATAAAAAAAAAAATGTAAATGATGAAATATTAAAAAAAAAAATAATAATAATAAATAAAAAATGCAACAAAAAAAAATTCAATCAGCCTCTTTATCACTTGATACTATATTTTCATCCTTATCTAGTTTTAGATTTATATCATTTGTTTATTTTCTTATTATATTAATGCTTTTAGTTATTATAGTAATGTATGTATATAATACTAATAAAAATGTAAATGATTTAGAAAATGCTTTAAATACAGTTAAATCTGGTTTAGGTTTACTTAATAAATCTAATTTGTGTATGGATTATGTAAATTTATATAATAAAACTGTAAGTGGAGATAAAAAAGTAGCAGATGTAACATCTGCTTGTAAAGAGGATACATCCGATTATACACAACCTGATGAATTTAAAAATCCTACATTTAAAACAAATTGTTGCGCATCAACTTAATAATATTTAAAGCGAATAATACTTGAAAATAATTAAAATAATAGAGATTAAAAATAAAACAATACTTAATATAAAAGTAGAAATCATTAATTGATAAGCATGATTCATGGACGCTTTTACATAATCATTTTCTTGATTATTAGTTAAATCTAATTTGTCAATAGGAATACAATAAATATTACCAATGTTATTAGTGACTTGAAATAAATCGACAGGTGCAGGTGAAATTTTCATATTTATAGATGATAGAGTTAATAATATTATTGAGATAGATAATATTAAAAATTCAAAAAAATAATTATTTATATTTTTAATCATTTAATTTTTTATTATAATAAAAAATTAAAAAAATGACTAGTTTAAAAAAAAATATATTAATATTTTTTATTTTGGTTGTAATAATGATTATAATATATATTATGATCAATAAAAATAAAGAGAAAAATAATGAGCAAGATTATTATAATTTACCTTTAATAAATTTATCTCAACAACCTAATTATTTATCAAATAATCTAATTAGTAAAATATTAAATCTACCTCAAAAAGATTCTGATCAAAATATGGTGACAGGTTTATATCAAAGATATCCTTTAAATAAATCTAAACAAAAAACATCTATAGTTGCGGTAGAATCTAATATTAATTATTTTCCAATTTATACAGCATGGGGAGTAGAAATAGATATAGATACTTGGAATTTTGTATGGTGTGATTCAGTAAGTTCTTATTATGTGACACCATTTATATTAACGGCAACACCAGTAGTGTGTATAAAAGGAGAATTTCCAAATGCAAGATATATGAGTTTTTTTAGTTATATTGGAACTGATATATCAAAAAATGGTACAAAAATATTTGGTCAAGGAATTAATCAAGATGCATCTAATATATGTAATGCATCTATTAATGATAAATCTGATTTTAATGCATGTCAAGGTTTAAGAGATTATGAAATTGAACCCGATGAAGATTCAAAAAATCCATTTATAGATCCAACTTATAGAGATGGAGATAATAAATTTTTTACAATATATTTAGTATCTCCTTATTATAAAGGAAAATTACCTAATTCTAAAAATATAATACCATTATCAGTATATGGAGCTGAAACGGCTATATTATTATATAGAATTTATTCTCCATTCAATCCAAAATTATGTAATTCTAAATATTATTGGAGTTCTTCTTATTTTGATACATTAGGATGTAATGAAAATCAAAAAATAATAAATACAAAAGATGGAGGGGCATCGTATCCTAATTTAGATAAAACAAATAAAATTTGTAAAAATAGTGATAAAGAATGTATACAACAGTGTGTAAATTCTAATTTAGCTCATTCAACAATAGATGAATGTAAAAAATATGTAGGAAATAATTTTTATTGTATATGTGAAAATGTGAATGATAAATGTTATCAAGAATTAAATAATATTGTCAAAAAATGTACAAATAATTTAGGAGATATTGATAATATATGTTTTGAAAAACCAAATACAAAAGTTAGTGCATGTATTTCTAATATTGACTGTGCAATATTTGAAGATGAAAATGATGTTATATTATGTGATAAATATGTAAAAAATTCATATCTTCAATCTTGTATATCAGAAGATTTATTGTCATCTAATAATCCAAATTGTTATGAATATAAAATACCACATCAAAATTGTAATATATGTAATAATAAATCTTCAAGTTGTGCAACCGAATTTAATAATATTATTAAAAATTGTAATGAAAAATATCAAGAAAAATTTAATGAAAAATCTCCTCTTGAAAGTGACAATCCTTTAAATTTATATTGTGTAAGTAAATGTAATCCAACATTTGAAGGAACTTTTTCTGAATATAAATATAAATATGACCCTTATTATATATTTGATAAAGAAACAATATCTTGTAAATATGATCAATGTCAGAAATTTGATTGTATAAATGGAACATGTTTTCCTTCTAAAAATGGTAAATATTCATCATCTAATTGTGATTCACAATGTTATTATAAAGAATATTATGTGCCCAATCAAGATTTATCTAAATGTATATTTAAATCGGATCCTACAAAATGTGATTTAAATAAAAATGAATATAATGATATATCATTATATGGAATAAATTCAACACCTGCTTATAAATTATTTAGACAAGGATGGATAGATTTACCACAAGTATTTATTAAATATAATTATAATAATTATTTTATAAAATTAAATAATTGGAATTTTCAAAAATATGAAAAAATAAGTTTATTAAATTATTTATTACCAATTATAGATTATTATAAGAAAAAAGGATTTGGTATTAATAATGATATAAAAGAGTATTATAATAATAATGAAAACTATTACAAGAGATTTAATGATAATTGTAAATGTAATAGAGATATAAAAGAAAATTATAATAATAATGAAAATTATTACAAGAGATTTAATGATAATTGTAAATGTAATAGAGATATAAAAGAAAATTATGACTTGGAAATTATAAAAGAAATAGATGATAGATTATCTAAATATTATGAAAAATTATCCAATATAAATATAGATAGTTTTTATAAATGTATAGATGAAGTTATTGAAAATTTTACAATGGATAAATATAAATGCAATGAGAGAACAAAACAATGTGAAAAATCAAAATTAGGAACATTTGTGTCAAAAAAAGAATGTGAACAAAATTGTAATAAAAAAATGACAAAATATAATTGTAATAAAACAACATTTACATGTGAATTATCAGAAACAGGATATTCAACATTATTAGAATGTAAATCAAATTGTAAACCATTATATAAATGTAATAAAGATAATTATTCATGTGAAAAATCAGTAAATGGAAATTTTAAAAATGTAAATGAATGTAATGATAATTGCAGTTATTGTGATGAAATTGTAGATCCAAATACATATTTATATATAGGAACTCAATTTCCCGTAGGAAATTATAATAAAAAAGATGGATTAAACCCAATTATAAACTCCGAAAAACCATATTCAACTTATAGAATTGATCCACCATATTGTAATTTCTTTTTTAATAAATGTCAATGTAAAAATCAAGAAACAAATCAAAATAATTGTTGTGATTATAGTTTAGGAAAATTAGATTGTAAAGGAAATCCTTGTTTTAGTAAATGGTCTTCTAATAAATTTAAATATGAAGGTATAGCTCAATCATTTGTATATACAGCAAGTACAGGAGGAGTTATACCATTTCCAAATCCAGATGCATCTTATATAGGATGTTGTACTGAATATGCAGATGATTCAATTTATGTAATATGGATGGATATACCATCATTTCCACATACACCTGATTATCAAGAAATAATAAATAAAGATAAGAATTTAAGATATTTTAGTTTTGGACATTATTATTGGAATATGGATAAATTAAATTTAAGACCAGTACAATCGGATTTAGTAGATGCACAAATAAAATCATATCCAATTGAATATATAGATGAATATACAAATGAAAAAATAATGATGCAAAGAGCAGTTATTATATTATCCACAAGAGAACAATATGAATATTTAAATTCATATAATATATGGAATGAAAATTTAAATTGGTTAAATTGGGGAAAATTACCAAATGTATTAGAATCATCATCAACTACAATAAATAGATCAATTAGGGCAAATAATGTATCCGAAAAAGGAATTATATTGTATAGACAATTATTTCCATCCAACGAATATAAAGAGGCTATAAGTAATTTTTATTATACAGAATGTATACAAACTAAAATACCAGTTACAGATAATATTAAACAACAAAATATGATAAATGCAGATAATTATCCAAAATATTGTAATCCGGGACCAGGTATATCAAATAATGATACCATTGATCCAAAAACAAATAAAAAAGCAAATATAAATATACCATTGTGTGATTTATATGGATTTAATCCATGTTGTTTATCTAGAGATTTATTATTACATATGAAAAATTATTATCCTAGATGTGAAAAAATAAAATTATGTAATATAGAAAAAGATGGAATATTATTTTGGGATAGATATTTAAATTTACCATTACCATATCAATATGAATAAAAATTTATAATAATTGATTTTGATTAAATCCTGATTTTTTTAATTGATTATAGAGATAATTTGGAATTTTATCTAAAGGAATTGTATAAGGTACAATAATTAAATGAATACCATTTTGTTTACATAAAGTTTGTTTAATATAATCTCTATATTGTTGATTTTGAAAAGCATGTTTAGATTGTTGATGCATCATTGAATTATATTCATAATGTTGTTTTCCATTATATTCAACGGCTAATTTTAATTCATCATTATAACAATCAATTTCTAAATTTTGATTAGTAACAGGATTTAATAGAAAATTAGGTCTTATTCTTTCAAATTTTTTATTGAAATAAAATTCTAAAAAATCATTACATATTTTTTCACCTTTAGATTGATTTGTAATTTTTGGAATATTATTTTCAGAAAAAGAATGTTGTTTATAAGATCTAATAATAGAATTAGAATCATTTTCATTTAAAAATATTTGTTTAAAGATTTGAGATAGAGAAGTATCAGAGGATGGAGTAAAAATATTAGAATATATATTATAGATAAATAATATAATTAAACATATTATACTACCATAAAATATAATAGACCAACCATAATAATTCCAAAAAGATTTAATTGTATATATTATCATTATTTCTATAATATAAAAATAATTTTAATATATTGTAAATTAAAAAATTTTTATAAAATGAATTAATTTTTTTTAGAAAAGAAATA